GGCACTTCTTCAAAGGCCATCAATCGAGCTGGAAATCATGCGATGTCATCATAAAACGTGGGACATATTCAGGCACCATCATTATTTAGACACCAAGCTGAACAAGGCGGCGGTTTGTTTTGCGGCAAGCCTTGATGGAAGGCCGGTGGCGTTTACCGCGGTGCTTTCATTCCCGCACAAGTCAGGCAGTTGGTGGCGAGAGCATCGCACCGTATGCGCGCCAGACTACCAAGGGGTGGGCATCGGCAACAGGTTAAGCGAATACGTCGCAAGTTTGTTTGTGGCAACCGGCAAGCGCTTCCGAAGCGTGACAGGCAACCCGGCCATGGTAGAATACCGGCGGCGCTCCCCGTTGTGGCGACAAGAGCAGCAAATGAAGCTACCATGCAACCGTAAACGAGCTTCAATTGTGACGAATGCGCACATTGCAAAATCTATGGCGACTAGCAGGTATACGGCAAGCTTTACCTATGTGGGAGAGCCGAGGATTAAAGAGGCTAGAGCGTTTGGGTTGTTGTAAACTGAGGAATATAGCTACTATGGGCGGGGCGAGGCTTAAGCAATCCGAAGTGTTTACCGTTTTGACGGCGTGCTCCGGAAACGTGGCGGCGGCGGCAACTCGTCTTGGGTGTACAAGGTGGGGGCTGAATGCTTTCCTTGAGCGCCACCCGCGGTTGTTGCAGCTATGCAAAGACTTTCGCGAAAGCATGGTTGACCACGCCGAAAGCCAGTTCAACCGGGCCATCTTGAACGGCGCCCCGTGGGCGGTGGCCATGGCGCTTAAGACCATCGGCAAGCGCCGCGGGTATGTTGAACGGCAGGAAGTCGAGCAAGAAACCCGGGTGACCTTGGCCCAACCCGCGGAGGAACTAACCGATGAGCAGCTCGCCAAGATCGCAGCCCGCGCCAGTGGCGCCACCGGCGGCGGCGGCGGAGCTTCTACGCCGGAGGCAGGCCCGGCGGAACCTGGTTGAATTTGCCAAGTACACTATGCCGGAATATCAGCCGGCATGGTATCACCATCTCATTGGAGAGCGCATCGCCGACATGATCACCGGGCAGGCCCGGCGCCTTATCGTGAGCCTACCGCCCCGGCACGGGAAGTCAGAGTTGATCAGCCGGCGCCTTCCGGCGTTTCTGCTCGGGATCAATCCAGACTCTTCAATCATCGCGGCGAGCTATTCGGCAGACCTTGCAAGCCGGAACAATCGAGACGTCCAGCGCGTGATGGACACCCCGGCTTACCAACGGTTGTTTCCGGAGACGCGCCTTAACGACGGCGGCAACCGAACCGTATCAGGAAGCTGGCTCCGGAATTCTGACCTGTTCGAGATTGTGGGCCGGCGTGGCGTATACCGAAGCGCCGGCGTCGGTGGCGGTATCACCGGCATGGGTGGATCTTGGCTAATCGTGGATGACCCCGTGAAAAACCGCGAGGAAGCCGACAGCGCTTCTTATCGACAGAGCACATGGGACTGGTACACAAGCACACTATCGACCCGGCAGGAAGCCGACGCGCGCATCCTGGTAGTCATGACCCGGTGGCACACCGAGGACCTGGCGGGGAAACTGCTAGCCTTGGCGCAAGCGGAAGCCGGCGCGGATCAGTGGGACTTGATCAACCTCCCGGCTATTGCGCCGGCGGAACCCGCGGCCTACGACAAGCGGACCCACGGGCAAGCATTGTGGCCGGAGCGGTTTGACCTTCCGGACCTTGAGCGCATGAAGGCCTCCATCGGCGACTACCAGTGGAGCGCCCTTTACCAACAGCAACCGCGGAGCGGCGGCGGTACCGAATGGCCCGAAGAGTATTTTGGGAAGGCAATCTGGTTTGACGATTGGCCCAACACCATCACGGCACGCACCATAGCGGTGGACCCATCCAAGGGCAGGGACGGCAGGCAGGGAGACTATTCGGCAATCGTGATGCTTGGGCGAGATCGCGACGGAACCCTATACGTGGAGGCAGACTTGGCGCGCCGGACTTCCGAAGCAATCATCGACGCCACCCTTGAACACCAGCGGAACTTCGGCGCCACCGCAGTGGTGATCGAGGCGAACCAGTTCCAAGAGCTCTTGGCGGTGCAACTATCGGAGCGGGCCCGAGCCGCGGGCATGCCCATCCCGGTGGTGCCCCTTCACAATAGCGTAAACAAGCTTGTTCGCATCCGGCGCCTTGGCCCCTACCTCGGGCAAGGCACCATACGCTTCAAGGCCGGCAGCCCCGGCACCAAGCTACTGGTGGATCAACTGCGAGACTTCCCCACCGCGGATCATGACGACGGGCCCGATAGTCTAGAAATGGCGCTTCGTGTTATGATCGAACAATTCAACGGCAGACAATCGGCGGCGCCGGTGCGGAGGCTTCGAGCATGAGCACATTTTGGGAACGCATCACCGGCAAGCAACCACAACCCGCGGCGCCAAGCCCCCGCCAAGTACGGGAGAACCTCGAGGAAGAGCTAAAGATCAGCCGGCTAAAACGCGCCAAGACGTTGCAGGAAAGCTACGCCGGATCTGATTATTGGCTCACCGCATACTCGGACATCCTGGCTCGATATCGCGACGGTGGAACGCTTTCGTACCCGATTAGCCAACCCACCGACAGGCGGTACGGTAGCAACTTTCCGTTCTGGTACAGCGAACAACAGCTCAGCCTGATTCGGGCTCAGGCCCGGATGCTCACCACCATGAACCCCAACGCGCAAGGCCTGTTGAACGGCCTTACGTCGTATGTGATCGGCACCGGCTACACGTACAAGGCCCAGCCCAGAAAGGGTGTCGATATCGACCAGAGCACCATGGATCGGGTGCAGCGCATCATCGACGAATTCTGCGAGCGGAACGCGTGGTCTGAAATGGAACAGGAAATCTTCCAGCGCTCCCGCGAGGATGGCGAAGCCTTCATCCGATTGTTCTACCAAGAAAACGGCAGGCTCAACATTCGCACCATCGAACCGGAGCAGATATTTCAGCCGCCGGGGCATGAATTGGCTGATTGGGCCTACGGAATCAAAACAGACCTAGACGACGTGTTCAACGTGCGGGCTTATTACGTTCACTACCTGGCGCCGGGTGGCAAGGAAGATGCCCGCGACGGCATCGGCGAAGAAGTGCCATCCGAAGATGTGGTGCATATCAAGTGTAACGTGAAGCGAGCCATCAAGCGCGGGCTATCGGACTTCAGCTACGAAACCCTCGACGCCTTCATGGTGGCGGCGAAATTGCGCCAGAACCTTGGCGAAGGCGCCGCGGTGCAAGCGGCCATTGCGGGAATCAGGCAGCACGACAACAACACGGCGGGGCAGGTGGAGACCTTCAACGCCGGCATGACAGACTACAGCACATTCAGCCCGGTGACCCAGAAGGAAACCGATTACCAAACATTGCAGAGCGGTTCATTCTTGGACATCCCGAAGGGGATGAACTACGTAACGCCACCCGGAGCGGCGAATTCAACCGCGCACCTTGAGATATTCCAAAGCCTGTTAAGAAGCGCCGGCAACCGTCACAACGCGCCGGAGTGGCTTGTCAGTGCCGACGCATCAAACAACAATTATTCCAGCAGCCTTACCGCGGAGAGCCCGTTCCTCCGCAATTGCCTACGCCTGCAAAGCTTCTACAAGCGGCCCTTCCTGCGAGTCGTTACCGCGGCAATCAAAAACGCGGCCATGGCGGGGCGCCTTCCGGGCAACATCTGCGAACTGATTGACCTTAGCGCAACACCGCCGAGCCTTGAAACCCGCGACAAGAACGCCGAAGCGGCGGCGAACCAGATCTACGCCACCATGGGGGTAAAGTCGGTGCCGACCATTGCTCACGAACTGGGCCTTGATTGGGAAACCGAGCTAGCAAATCAACAAGAGTACCAGCAGGAATCCGGAGCAGCCGGCGCCCTTCCGACGGACCCGGCAAGCCTCGGGCCTGATGATGACCAAGGCGTGACGGAAGCAGCCGATGGAGCAACCGAAGGACAGCGCCCGCGGTGGCAGGTGTAGCGGTGGGCAGTGTATTCAATTCACGCATGGCGGCACGGGTGGGCGTCAATCAGGCGCGCACCTTGGCGCATGCCGACGCGGTGGCCGACGGCATTGACGCCAAGGTAGTGCGACTATGGAAGCGCGCCCTTCGGTTGATCGCGTTGAAGCCGTTACCCGTGGATGCTCGAACCCAGTTGGGGGCGATCCTGCGCGAGATTCAAACGCTCACCGTTAAGGGGCTGGATGCAGGCCTCCGGCAGATTGCCAAGCGGGCCCACACCGCGGCGCGGGAGGAAGTTTTAGCCGAGGCCCCGCGGGCAGTCATCGCCACCGCCCTGACCTTGGCGGCACCGGCAAGGCCTGACCTCACCGAAGCCCGGCGCCTTAATCCGGAGCAGCGGGCCCAAGTGGAAGCGCAGCTATTCCCGGCGCTTGACCACGACGAAACCACCGCAATCATCACGCGCCCAACCAACGGCCTCACCTGGCAAGCACGCATCGCGGCCCAAAGCGCCTTGGCGCCACCGGAGCAATTGGCCAACATCGTGATCCAAGGAATCAGCCAAGGCCAAACAATCCAAGCCATGGCGCGAACCATGCTTCCCGCGGTGCAGGGTGTCAGAACGTCGGCGCGGAGGGTGGCACGAACCGAGGGAATGCGGGTGGCGCACGAAGCCCGGATGGATTGCTACAGCGGCCTTGGGGACCTGGTGGCAGGCTACCAGATTCATGCCACCATGGATTGGCGGGTGCGGCCCCATCACGCGGCACGCAACGGCACGGTGTACTATGTGCGGCCCAAGCCGGGGCAACAATCTACAACGCATATGCCGCGGCCCCCTCTTGAAGAGGACGGCACGGTGGCGCACAATTGCCGGTGCTATCTTACGCCGGTATTGGACGTTGACCCGGACATCGAAAACAATCCCGCGGCGCGGGCCCTGTTCACCGATAACGACCACAAATTGGTCCAAGACCCCAACGTCTATTCGGATTGGTTCGCCAACGCCAGTGACCAAGAGCGCCGGTGGGCAGTCGGGGCGCGGCGCCTATCGGCAATCACGGCAGGCCTTCCAGCCGGGCAGGCGCCGACGTGGGCCCACTTCATTGACCCCACCACCGGGCAGCTTCTGCAATTGGAGCGCCTGACAGCCGAGACGCCGGCACGGCGTGAAGCCCGGATGAACCGAGTGGCGGAAGTTTTGGCGGAGCGGGAACGACTGGCGCGGCAGGTACAACGGTTTGGCTACCTCACCGCGGAGGACGGAGGCGAACCGCTACCGGTGCAAGACCTCACCCCGCCGGCGCCTCACCCGTACACGGCGCCGGACAGCCCAACGCCGGAAGCGCCGGAGCCCTTGCCACTACCGGCGCCGGTGGAGCAGGACAGGATTGACGCCGAGCAGGCGAAGTTCAGCCGCGAGGCAGGCAAGGGCCAAACCTTCCAAGGGGAGGCAGTGAAGGCCGACCCGACGGAGTACATCCCCTTCCGATGGGAGGCGACTAGGTTCCCGTTCAAGCTTGAAGGACCCACCGGCGTGGCGGTGTCGCATGAGGTTTACAAGCCTGTTTTGCGACCCGGCGGGAAGCTTGACAAAGACACGGACTCGATGCTGAAAAGAGAATGGCAAGAGCTTATGGAGAAGGACAAGCTCACCATGGCGGACCTTCAGTACGCCGAAGAAAAAACAACCCTCACGGCATCTCCAGACGGCACCCGGGTTCTGTTGGCAACACCAGAACAGGCAGCCAAGGCCATGGGATTGAAGCCTGCAAAGGTGCGCGAGTATGACCAGATTGCCGCGGCAACGTGGCGCATTCAATTTGGCAAAGAGATCTTGGCATCATGGCAAGAGAAGGCAGACCAAGCCGAAGAAATATGGCGCCAAACCCGCGAGATGGAAGGCCCACCGCCAACACGGTACCCCGAAGGAGACCAAGGCAATAACCGAGCGTGGATTGTTGACGGCATTATCTTCCGAGTGTACGACGAATCCGAACAGCCGAAATTGACCCGCGGCGTGAAGACGGCAGCGCTCAGCCTATGGCGCGACAAGCAAGCCGAAACATTGCGATGGGCGGTAAACATACCGATTGACCACCGAGCCTGGAAGAAAGAAATCAAAGCCGTAGCGGATCAGGTGGAGAGCCTAGAAAAGAAGCTCCGCGGGAAGGTGGACCGATTCGGGGCGGCGCTTGACGTGATGACGCCGGCAGGCCCACAAGTGACGGCGCCGGCGCCACCGCCACCACAAGTAAACGTGGTACGGGGCGAAGCCGAGCCAATGCCAGACGGCGCCGACGATATAGCGATGGACAGGTACGGCGAAGTCGTCAACCTGGCGCAACGGGCATTTGGCAAGGGAACCAAAAGCTTGCCATTGTTCAACGCATTGGGCGAACTCAGCGGCGAACAAATGGCCAAGGTGGCGTTGCACGTAGGCATTGACCCGGCAACCCTTCCCGAGGTTTTGGTAGGCACCGGCAAGCGCCGAGACTATTTATACGCGCAGATCATTAAGCGCCAATCAGTCGAAAAGATGATTGACGTCGAAGCCATTGCCAGCGGTGTGGACCCGGTAGCGCTCCAAGCCTTTGCCGAACAGGGCTGGAAGCATGAGATGGAACGCTACAACGCCGAGAAGGAAGTCATGGCGGAGATGCGCAAAAACTGGAAATTCTATTCCCGGGAATTCGACCCCAAAACCGGCAAGAAAGAATCGCGGCCTTGGCCGGCGCGCAATTCACCGGTATGGGATGATCACACCAACTTCCCGTTTTATGATGAAATCGTCCAGACTATGCGCACGGGGTATGAATGGTCTGGTTTGTTGTTTGGCAACCCGGAAGAAGATTTATCAGCGGCGGCGGGTGAAAACGTTAAGTCATCGGACCCGAATTACGTTTTGTGGGACATCCTGATGAGGAGTCAGGCCGGAGAAATCAAGAAACCCGACAAGCTCAGTTTCTTCAAAGATCAAATCTATTTGGTGCGAGACGATCCAAGCTTTGCCTACGATCCCGAGCGCCCCGTCGTTCCTGTTTCAACCGAGCCGTTCAATTGGGACGATGACGCGCCAGCGCCGGCAGAACCGCCGATGCAACCGGCGGAAGAGCCGGAACGAGTGTGGGACGATGAGGAAGGCGAATGGGTGACGGCGCCCACCGCGGTGGCAACACCGGACCCCGACCCGTGGGACGATGACCCATTCGCCCGCGGCGCGGTGGCGCCACCCCTGGCGGCGGAGCAGCCGGAACCCGAAGAAGATGAACGGCGCTGGGAGGACGAGGAAGGCGACGCCAATTGGGAACCAGCCGAGGCAAGCCGCGGTGGCGATCCTTGGGACTTCCCGGCGGAAACCGCGGCGGAAGAACCCGCGGAAGATGAACGCCGATGGGACGAAGAAGAGGAAGGCGACGCCTACGGATATAATCCGGCGCCACAGGAAGCCGTTGAACCGGAGCCAGCGCCGGAACCCGAACCGGTACCGGAACCGAAGCCAAAGAAGCTTCCGAAGTACATTCCCGCGGGCCGGTTGAAATCCGATGCGGAAGTAGTGTTCCCAGTTTCCATTAAGGGCAACACCGGCGCCGAACTGGTTTCGTATGAGTGGGCCTACCAAATTGAAGACGTTCAAACATTTGATGACGTGGTAGCAAAGAAGGTATCGGATTGGGACCGCGCCGACGTGAGCAGCGAAACCGGGCAGCTAATTGTTCACAAGTTTGTAGTTAAGGGCCCTGACGGCGACACAAAAACGGTAAGCTTGGAAACCGCGGCCCGCCTGCTTGGGTACACACCGGCGGAAACCAAGGGCATTGCATCCATTGCTAGTACAGCCAAGAGCTACGCCAAGCTTCAGATGGCGCTTTCCACCATCAAGGCGGCCAAGGAAGTATCTGACAGGATTAGAACAGAAGTGAACGCCTTGCCAGTTCCGGCGCTTATCGAATTGCCAAAGGAAGGCATATTCACGGTTTACGATGTAGGCGGCATGAAGGTGACAACCATTGCACACGGAGCGTCTAAAGAAGAGTTAGAAAAAAGAATTGCTCAAAATTGGCGAGGCGATATTGAAAAGCAAAGGCAACGAGAAGAAGGGACTTCGGACCCTGACGGATTGATGAGCAAGATTAAC